TGGCCCCAATGCTCTGTTTCCACTATCTAAATCTTTAGCGTAATACGAATAGGTTAATGGGTTACCATTTAAATCTTCGACTACTAAACTTATTGGCCGAACGCATTTTAGATACATGAAATTATTTCTGCCAGTATCAAGCTCGACTCTTAGTCTGTCAGAGAACCCTTCAATCGTAATTGTCTCCCCATCTGCTTGTGCCCTCGTAACATTGATAATGTCAAAGCCATGCAAGTTTGGACTAGTGTCAAAGTTCTCAAAAGTCAGTGGTGGAAATGGCGAATTATAACTCTGGAATCCACCTTTTTTAAATTTAAAAATTCCGACATTCCATCCGCTTTTTGTGAAAATCCTAGACTCCAAAGTTTCACCATCGAAAGTTAAATCGTAAATGTTTATTTTCGCATCACTCGTAGAATTAGAGGACTCGATTCTGAACTGAGATGTGTTTGTGTTGGATGATCCCTGTTTTGCAAGGTTATAAAAGATCCCACTATTGACTGTGACTGTTGCCCCATTTGCAGTTCGCAAAGTTGCGGTAGTACGAATTATTCCACCATTCCATAAGAATGTAGAGCTACCACCAAACGAAATCCCAAAGAAACGATACATCTGACCAGTCAGATTCTCATTTGGTAAATCAATTCCTACACCGACTGAGTATTTATCTTTCCCATTTGCAGTAGTTTTTACACCTAGATTCAGTGTGCCTGTTACTGTGAGTGCATGTCCACTGCCTGCGTTTATCGCTTGCTTCATTAATTGCAAAGTCTCATAGGCAGGATCAATGCTTAGTGTTCCTTGAACCTCTAGAAAATGAGTTGAAGCAATTGTATAAGTAGTGTGGTTTCCACGAACCGTAGTAGTCACTCCTGTCACTCCATTCAAACCACTAAGATCAGTGTCAGTCCCTGTTTGTGTGATCTTGTTACTTAATTCAGAAAAACTCATTCGTAATTTTTTTCTATGCTTTCCAAGTTTCCACTTGAGTCGTAAGCTAAAGTTTGAGTTAGCTTAGTATTACTCCCATCTGTGACCACAATTCCAGTAAGTGACCCAGTGGTGTAGGTCAGTGTCTTTACCTTAATCAGATTTGCTTTAGTGTCATCTACCCATGTTGATATACTAGAAACATTTCCACTGGAATCATAAGTTATTTCTGAGTAGTTATCTTCTCCAGATAAGTCTTGAAAACGATCAGAGACATGACTGAACTCCTGTCCAACCAATGCACCAATCTGTCCAAGAATGTCAGACATTATTTATTAGCATTAAATTCAGTTTCAAAAGATGCGTAGTTACCTAAAGAAACATTGTTAATTACAATGGCACTACCACTTGGTACTTTTACTTTTTCAATATTTGCATCACCAGTTCCTAACTTGAACTGAAAATTACTAGCAGTGTCGTTCCAAATAAGTTTAGCCTTGTCGTTACCAGACCCTCTGTTGACTTGAATACCCCCAGTCTGGGCAGTTTCATTGCCAGTGATAGGTGCAAGATTGACCTCAATAATATTATCCTCGATCTCAACTGTCTGAGTATTGAGAGTGGTAGTCGTTCCAGTAACTGTAAGATCTCCAATTGATGCTCGTAATGCTGAAAGGTCTGAGAATGCAGTTGTGCCATTCAACATATTTGATATTGAAACACGAGTCTGACCCAGACTTACTTTTGTTGCATAACTACTAGAAGCATTCTGCAAGTTAGTAATATTACTTGTGTTAGTAGAAATATCCCCAGTGTTAGTACTGACTGAACTCGCTAAATTTCCAAGACTAACTTTAGTCGAATAAACATTACCTAAACTAACTCGAAATGAATTAAATTCACTTCCTACTTTCTCACCTATTTTTCCTAATATATCTGTCGCACTCATTTTTATATTTTTGTTAAGTCAAAATGAATATTGAATGATACTTCATCACCATATTCATCTCTTATTGATTGAAGTTCAGATTCGTTCATATATGGAAGATCATTCCATGATGTGAAACCATCACCTAGTTTAAATTTCTTTGCATCTAGATCGCAGCCTACCTCGCCTTGTCGTAAAGCTGGATTCTGTGTACTCCAGTTATTTGAAGAATCTCTGCGTAAAAGAATCCTCCTAAATGTGGTCATGCTCCCCCCCCGTCTATATCTAGAATTTCCAAATGAATTGTGTCAGCATGTCCACCGTCAATAAGTCCATCCACAAACTCATTAGTTGGTACAGCTTCCCATAAATTTCTAGATGCATTATATTGAAGAGCAGAAAGATCCTCTGGATTAATTGACTCAACATCAGTCAAGTCATCTAAGTTCGATGCACCTTGATCAGTTAGTCCAGTAATTGTTCCACTAAACTCCGCACCATTAATTTTTACATTATTTAATTCAGCATTATTAAAATCAACAGTGCTTAAATCTAACTCATCAAAAATAACATCTGGTGTGATTGCGTCTTGAAAAAGTGCAGGAGTAAACTCAACCCCAACAGCAGGACGCTTAGTTGTGACTGTAGGTTTATTTGCCATAATTTGCAGCAGCCTTTCCTGCGTGGACAAATGCTTCCATGCTTACGCTTTTAACCTTAATTGGTGCGCCACTATTCTGAATCTCTACGCTTGCAGAATAACCCCGTTGTCGGCAATTAAACCGACTTAAATTATTTGGCTTATCTTCCGCAGCAAAAGTGTCTTTACTTATTGTTGTTACATCTGGTGACTTAGTGTGAGTTTTAATATTAAAACTACTTCCTTCATCGACCCCGTAACTAATTGTACTACGAACAAATTTTTTAATATCTCGAGTCTGGCACATGTAATCTCGAGTTCTTAATTTTGAAATTATACTGTGACCATCATCATCAGTTCCAGTATCATATTTATAAACTTTTTGATTACTCAAAAGATACAAGTCATTATCCAGTGAGCATAAATCTCTGATCTGAAACCAGCTTTGCTCAAAAGTGTCGATTGAAACCCAAACTGAATTTAATGAATCATAGATCGCTATAGCATTTGGGTATTGAGAATCGCCAACTGGTAAACAAAAATATATTTTATTTCTATGGTAGTGAACAATTGAGCGATACAAGTAAGTTGCGTTTACTGTTTCTAAAAATGGAGTAATTGGTTTACTTAATGCTTCTTGATCTAAAGTTATTTTCGACACAGCGATCCCCATTCCTTTCGCTGGATCTCCAGATGGAACCATAACTTGAATGTTACCTTCACTGGTTACAAAATAAATATAGCTTCCATTTTGAACATAAGCTCTATGCCCTGCTACCCCGTATTGTCTAGTGACTTCATAGCTAGTTGAGTTTGTTTCCAAAGCATGGACATTATTAATTAAATGAATGCTTTCCTTATTTAAGACTAAAATTTGGTTTTCGGTAAAACCAACATATCCCATAGTTTTATCTGCGGTTCCTTTGTTGCAGAAAAAAGTATTAAGATTAATAAATTCATTTGGTTCTAATATATCTGAAAATGCTGTAGTCGATGGACTGTCCTCGTAATAAGGTACAATTAACCTGTTTGCGAAATAGTAACCAAAAGGGGCAGATGGACATGCAAAGTCCACTGATGAATTAGCAGGAGTTTCAGACAACTGATTAACATCTGTGTTCGTTCCACCCGTCCATGCTTTCGGGCGATTGTCTTTACAAAATAATAAAACTTGCTCAAATGCTTGGATCCCAAAAACTTCATCATCATCTCCGTATGGTTCATCTAAATCTTCGTTTACTACTGTTGCTTGGTTAAACAAATAAGAAGCACTATTCCATGTATCTTCATTCCTATCCCAGTTTCCTATATAAATTCCATTTAGACCTACACCAATAAGTTTATCATTGGTAACTACTAGAATATCTTCTCTGTTATTTATTGGATCTAAAAATTTTACTAATGCCTTTCCACCAACAATTGGGCTGGCAATTTCTAATCCTTTTCTTGACCTAACAATTCCTTGATCAAACCTTACATTTTCTGCCTGCTGTACAATTCCTGTTTCAAGTAAAGTAGGTTCTGTATTTTGATCTAATCCACGAAACGCAGGATCTCCATCTTCAACATGCGGATCATCTAATTGACCGTATGATCTAAATCTTGCCATGCCTACCCTCCAGTAGCCTATCTAATTTAGATTCTATATTATCTAACCTTTTAAATAGACTTTCGTTTTCAGCAGTGTTTCGTGCCATATCAACTTCTAGCTTATTGATACGCTTGTCATGCTGGGTTAATGAATTAAATGCACCTTTTAAAACGAATCCTCCAAGTGCGATAAGTAAACCAGTAATCAATTGAAATATGAAATTTATATCCATCATTTATCGTCTTCTGGGGGACGGCCCAAAGTAAAACCCGAGAATCGCACATAAGGATGTTTGCCCCATAAAGGCAAGGTGTCCGCTAGAGATAATGATTGGTTTTTGTGCCGATGGATAAGAGAGGAGTCCAAAGAACCATTCCGTTCTTCCTTCACCTGTGGGGTTGGAAATCGAAATGAATTCTGCTTGAGGCCACCATGTGGTTGCGAGTATGCACAAGCAGTAAGTGCCAATACCGCACAGAGCAATCCACTTACGAGTATAAGAAACAGACTTTGTATCACCACTTTTAGAAAGTTGCTCTTGGAGTCTAATGAAATTATCATTTGCTCTACTCTCTCGCGCGAGTTCCAACTCATGCTTTTGCCTCTTAGTTTCAAATATAAAACCAAATACACCTTTGAGCATTGCACCCATTGCAGTTGACCCTCCGCCCGTAAGAAGCATAAGCAGGACTTCACCCATTTCACTCTGCCCTCCCGAATCTCATATCTTCCAGCAACTTCTCATGCTTTAAAGTTTGCTTTTCTAAAACTTCAATTCGCATGAATTGCTCCAAATCGTCTGGTAATGCTCCAATGGTTCCCTTCGGCCAATTTTCGGTGAAGAAGCTGTTGCGCTCAACAGAATGTTTAAGTCTTTCAATCTCAAGTTCCAGAGCATTAATTTGTGCCATGATCGAAGCTCCCGACCAGACGCAAAAAATTACACCTCCAATTAGTTTTAAGGCAAAGCCAGTATTGGTTTTTAAACTGGACTCTTCTGATATTCCTTCGCTCATAAAAAAAGCACCTTACCTTAAAAAACATACCCCCATGCAAAAAAAGGTAAGGTGCATGACTAACAACAACTTAATCTACTGAAATATTAAAACCATTTGTAGGAACCCTAAAAATATCACCAGCCTCTACAGTGGCAGTAGTATCTAGTGTCCCGTACAAAAGCATGTTTCCACCTGTGGCAGCATCAAAAAGTGCTATGTGTGTTACCACTCCCCAGTCTGATTCAGCATCATTAAATGTGAATGCTGCCGCATTAGTTGCAGATCCAGTTGCATCAACAGTAAATTCTCCCTGTCCAAATCCACCAACAGCAACCCGTTCGTAATTTGTTCCATCAACTTCAGTTCCCGTTGAACTGTCAGTAGGTGCTGATTTTAATAACCCAACATATGGTTTTGAGGGGAATGTCACATTCGTCCCTCCTAGTAATCCTGTTAAAATTTTATTCTCCAAATAATCTGTTGCTTGACTCATTTTTTATTTCTCCTTGTTTGAAATTATTATTCTCCAGTGTGTGTGTTAGTTGTTCCATTTTTGTAAAAAACTTTAACTGTCTTTCCAGTTACAACAATTTTTTCAATTGTTGCGGACACATCTAGATACTCACCATCTTTTAGCATGTCTGTAGCAACATACATATTATAGAGAACTCTAGCTTCATCTTTTACTGTTATAATATCACTCATAATTAAAAATATATGGAGTTATTGCAGTCCCGTTTGGCCGATCTGCGACTATATTAAAAGCACAATTTAAAGCGTTCAGACTCATCGTACTTCCATCATCACCAGTTCCATTTCGGCCGTTCATAGCTACTTCTATTCTACCGTCAGATTTAAGTTTTGCTGCAAAAATCCACCCATTTGATGCCGCATAAGATATAACTGGATTTCCAAAAGCAAAACCTCCTTGATGACCAAATACTTTGCTCTGCTGTCCGTAGACCCATTCTTCGGGATATGTTAAAGGAAGTTTAACATTTTCAATAAAGGGAGATTGATCGGCCGCATGAGGGCCATGCTCATTATATTCCGCTAATAGACTCTCATGCGTTGCATTCCTTAATGTATTCTGATCTGCACTACCATGATGTACACTACTCATATACCCAATAGCTATATATAACTGACCACTCTGTCGGTATACAGACCAGCCTAAATCAGCTTGGTATGCACAACCATACCCAGCTACTGTGAGTGGGTTTCTTGAGTGAACATTTGCCTTGGTTGCGGTATATATAATATCTCCAAGGATTGAAACTGATTCTGCAACACTATCTTCAACCGTACCATCAGTGTAATGTACCTTAACTTGTGCGGTGTAGTTTGCTGGAGTATTTTGAAATACTATATCACCCGAAGTACTACGATCAGTCACGGTAAATGAAGTTATTGAGCCTCCATCTGCCTCTATTAGTGGCTTTACTGCCGCCCAACTTCTTAACCTCCATGCTGTTGCATCTTCACCACTGTTTTGATAAATTCTACCTTCATCATACTCTATAATGTAACCAAATCGAGGATTTCCCCAATGACTGGCATTACTTGCTGCAAGATCTACATCATTCCAATTATAATTAGTAGAACCCCCAACTCCGTTATTAAGCACATGCACATAACTCTCATTACCGAATGCATTATTTGGCTCGCCACTTAACCAATTATTGATTGCAGATACCGAACCATCCACCCATTTCCAATCATTACCATCCTTTTTCAATCCAATCCATGCACCAACTCCAATATTTACCGTGTTAAGATAGGTATTAAGTTTTGCTAAATCAGCGCTTGATTTAGGAGAAGCCAATTTTCCACCTCTAGCAATAGCCGCATTCTTAGCCTGTTCCCAATTTAAAGAAGTTCCGTCAGTAGACACATATTCATATCTAGGAGATAAAGGTTGAAATCCCGTTCCGTTATTAGCATTGTACTCAATCTGATAATATGGAAGTCCAGCAGAGTAATCGAAAGAGTATTCCACATCGTAGCTGTAAGGATTCTTCCAAGTCAGTCCTCCATGACGAGGTTGTAAATTATACTGAACATACGCTACACTTTTTGATGCAGTTATAGCTACTGATAGAGAATCGTAACCAGCAGTGTAATTTACTTCTAGTAATTGTTTCTCCCAAATAGTTGTGCCATTAAGGTTTAACTTTTCAACATCACTACCATCATAAGTAATGACATCAGTATTGCCTAAGTCGTAGCTCATGTAGTAATCGACAAAATCTTAGTAGTTGAATTATAGGAGAAGGTTGGACTGGTTCCATTAGTGCCATTGGTTCCATTTGTGCCATTACTTCCACTTGCTCCAGTCTCTCCTTTAGGCCCTGCTGGGCCTGTCTGTCCAGTTAGTCCTTGAATACCTTGCGATCCACTCGCACCATCAGATCCCTTTTGAGCCAGTATTCCCCAATACGAAGTATTCGTTGGAGTATTTCCAGTAGTATTTCCAAGTGCAATATAACTAGTGCCAGCATAAAAAACTACATCATCTTTAACATAAGCTGTTGATGACGAATAATTGCCTTTGTAATCAGTATGTGGAACTCCAGTAGTAGTGCCAGTAACATGAAAATCGCCAGCTATTTCAACACCTTGAGTAGAAATTTTTAATGCAGATGATGTACCCTCACCGTCTTCTACGGTATCAAGTGTAGCTGTTACCCCACTGTTATTCACGCTGCTAACTTGCAGCAAATCCTTGTAGGTATCTTTAATTGCTTTGCCTTCTAATGTTGCCATTATTCTATATCCTCCCAGTTGTGTGACTTAGCTTCCCAGTTGGGTTGCGTTCGATTCCAGAATGTTCTGAAAATCTTATATTCTGAAATTGTTTGATTATTAAAAAATTGAAAATTAATTGATGTATTTTTCTGAAAGATCTTTGTAGCAATCGCTGTTGCTGAAAGATTGACCGTACTACTGGCATTTTTTTGGAATATCTTGATGCTACTAGATGAAGCTGAAAAACTAAATCCCGTAGAAACTGTTTTTTCAAAAATGTAAGCACCTTGAATGCGCCCAATAATATTCGCATAAACCGTAAACAGCTTTGCTTCACTAGTTGAAGTTGATGATTTGAGTTTGTAGACATTAAAAGTTACTTTTTTTTTTACGCTAATAGTAATGTCAGTATCGACTCCACGGTGAAACAATGTAGCAATTTGCTGATCGGCTGGTTCTGTGTGAACAGTTCCTTTTACAGTGACTCTGCGGTAAGGCTCCGAATAGATTGTTCCCGTTTGTCCCCTGTCTTGCTGATGATTTAATTTATCGACTTCTCTTACTAGCAAGTCAAGGGCATGGGAGTCCTGTAGCTGCGCTCGCTCATGTTGGCCATCGGAGATTAAAAACGAGCGATACGCATATGCTTTTATTGCTGGTGTGAGAAAATTTAAAACAGGATCTGTAGGTGAATCTTCAGTATACTCTGGTGCTTCTTTGCGAAAGCGAATCCAGACAAAATTTGTTTCCTCGGGAGTTTCAATGTAAATTCCTTCGGCTCCTTCAACCCAATTTAATGGAGTTGATTCTTCATACCTTGGATCTTCAAGATGGGCTGCAATCATTGTACCAATAATTGTTTTCCCAGCCTGTTCGTAAGAAATAAATCTTTCAAACTTAGTTTCAATTTTCATCCAGTAACTGGAATTTCTTGGATCAATTTGATCTAAGACATAATTAATTCCTCGACCATTACCGTCATCACTATTTTGTTTTATGCAAAGATAAGTGCTACCCTTGTACTCAACTTTAGCACCGACATAGTAAACTCCCATTTCTGTCCACTCGGGATTAATATCGAAGTCCCCAATTTCAAACCAAACGAAATTATCTACTGGTTCTGAACCTTCAGACCATCTTTCGTTTTGAGCATTATACTCACTTATTTGAGTTTGCCATCTAGTACTGGTTTCATCTGCCCACTTTCTCCAGTAGCGTCCCTCGTAAAACACTTCATCTCCTACATAATATGTTTCACTCTCTTCCCAGTTAGGACGAAAATATCTTATTTCAGTTACGGTAGATTCTGGCCAAGGATAGTAATCCCAAACATATTTACTCGCATCTGAAACATACTCACTGATCATTACCTTCTCATGCTCGAGAAGATTACTGGGATCAATTCCAGCTATTGCTGCAACTCCCTTTTCTACTTTTGAATAAGGGACTGAACGCATAATTAAACTACTATATTTGCGGAGGCACTTTTAATGCTAACTAGATCTCCAAACCTTCTCTTCATGTCTTTTCTGAAGGTTTTATCTTTCCAGCAATCGTATCCCAGTTTACCTCCCCAGAAATGAAAAACTTCTTGGCAAACTTTCATGTCAATTCTGCCATAGGGTAAGTTTTTTCTAACTCCCCCAGTTGCCCTTCGCTCTGCCTCCATGAGTTTCTTCTGCTCAATTTCGGCATTAGCAAGCTCAATGTGGTACTGTGTTTCTAAAGTCGCACGAACCTCTGGAGTATAATTATCTCCATTAAACACAATTTCTTCATCCACATTGAGCATGACTAATGCTTTATGAAGTTAAATTAACTAAGAGTGTACTTCCCGTGATCAAGTCCACCAGAGTATGACTTGAGCGAAAATACAGATTCGATAATTGACCTTGGGCCTCCACCTAAGTCTGGCAATTCACGAACTGAAGTTTCTTCAGCGAAACATGCTTCCAGTTGGGACATGTTCAAGATGAACAATGTTTTCTGACCAACACTCGCATCGAATGCTCCACTCGATCTGGCATCATTTTCCAACCAGCTTGAGAGGTTCAATGTGATTGTACCAAAATCAGATTCAATGATATCAACCGCAGCACTCAAACGACCTTCATCAGTGTCCCTATTGGAAACGACAAGGTTATTTGTACGAGGAGTAAACAGAGTAAAGTTAGAAATCGTTTTCTTTACTTGTGTTCCGCAAAGACCATAAAAAGTCTTATCAGATTCACCTGTTTGCTCGTAGATACTCTGAAGAATGTCACGCAGATCTTCTTCTTTAGCATTGGCTGCTGAACTAGTTCCGATAGAGGAAGCTGGTGTCAAGAAATCAGATGGCACTGGTAAAGTAGATTGAGCAGAACTGCTAACCCATTTCCCAAGTCCTCGAGTCTGATAAGGAGATGAAGAAGTTTCCTGTGCTGTTTCTTGCGAAGAGCAAAGTGTAGCTTCCATATCACGCTTGATCGTGACCAGAGCTTTGGCGATTGAATTTGCCATTTCTTTCTTGTACCCGACTCCAGCGATATCAGATGTCATATTCGCCAAACGGGAAACCTTTGGCACCCTGCGAACATACTGTAAATATACAGAACACTTAGTGCGATCATCGTAATTCTCGAAATCAGAACTAGTGATGTCAGCACCATCAATTGGTAAACTGTCTGATACTCCAGATGTGTAAGTTGCGGTTTGAACCACATTGTCTTTATGCTTATCTAAAGGCCACTCAACAAAACTGTTTTTTGGTGCTGCACCTTTTTTAACCTGTGACATAAAGGGACATGATTTTCTATCCACAATTGTCATTAAATCTGCTAATGATTCCCGTTTTAGGGACTGATCTCTTTCAACTATTCCTGCCATTTTTTTTCCTCCTAAGATTTTTTAAACTATAATAAATATTCAATATATGAGGCTGCGTCTTCGACTGATCCAGATGAGGCTTGTTGTAGTAGAGACTTCTTGCTGTTTGCTTTTTTGCGAACAACCGAAGCAGATGCTCGACTCGGTACGGGTGCTTTAGGAGCAGTGACTTGTGCGATTGGCTTCTTAGCCTTTCTTGCATTCACTGCTTTAATTCCCTCTATAGCGTAGGCTACGGTTAATACACTGTACGGGTCTTTTTCGTAGTAGTCTTTTATGAAAGGATTCGTGTTTAGTACCTGTTGTACTTCCAGCATTTCGGGACTTGTTTTGTCCTTCATCCATTCAAAAGTTTCGGCTGCGGTTTGCTTGTTGGTTTCCCGTTGTTGCAACCGTTGCCCTGCAAGTGGAATATTTTTCCTTAGATCCCGATCTGTCTCTACCATTAACTTTCTGGCAGCTTCATAATCAACTTCATGCTCGGAACCAGAAATGTCAGTGTAATCACCTCCATCTGGATTTTCCAGCAACCACTCTCTTAGATGTTCAGCTTCAGCTTCACGGGCTTGCAACTCCTTGAAATCATTAACTTTATCAAATCGCTCTAAACCTTTTGGGTCTGGTACGGGTTGACTTGATGATTCCATTTCTGCAAGTTTTTCCTTCAACTGATTGGCTTCATCTTCCGCTAATTTCTTAGCTTCAATAAGTTTACCAATTCGCTTTTTTACACCTTCGGAATCTTCCTGCTTAGACTCTTCCTCAACTGGCTCCCCCGATAACTCAGTGGAATCAACCTCGGTTGAATCTTCAACTTCTACTTCCTCTACTTCAGAGATCTCTTCAACTACCTCTTCTGTGTCTTGGACTGCACTCTCAAAGAACGATGAATCTGTTACTCCTGCTGCCTCCACGATATCGCTAAGGTTTATGAGTCCAGAGTCTTCTGTTTTACTTTCTGTCTGCGTTACGGGCGCGACCCCATCGTTTAAATCTGCCATAGGTTTTTGTGTTCTCTGACGGTGGAACTGTTTACTCGATGTACCGCATCGGACGGGTTAAATGTTAACTTAAATTGAGTACACAAATAACGAAGTGCCAAGGTGTATTCACGAACTACACCAAGCTGCACTAAATAAACCTATACCAGATTTTTCGGGTAAGTTGATTTTGATTTGGGTTCCATTGAGAACCAGCAAAAACTTCAACCTTATTTTGCTCTTGTAGGCTTTTTAAAATTTTATGAGCCTTTGTTACTCCATACTGGATTTCTTCCATAAACTCCTCACTCGTAAACCAGTCCTTGCCCTCTGGTATATTACCCTGTGACATTTTTATTTTGTTTAATTTTTTTGCCCAATTTTTGGCCATAACCATTCTCCATCAAATTTCCTAACAGTATAAACCGCCCAGCTTTTATTAGAATAATATCCAAATGCCCATCCAGTTTCATGTGCCAATCTGTTTACCTTTGCACGATTCCACCCCATTTCAGTCTTAGTCAGACATCCTGCTGAAAGTGCTGCCCCCCCTTTATGCCTTGGTACAGAAAATTGCTGAATAGAATGAATGTGTCCATGCACACAGCATCCACCTTGTTTTGAAAATGTTAACGCATGTTGCTTGCAGGCAGAAACTGCACCATGAAAATAACCGTGAACAAAAGTCATTATACCTAATTCTAAAACACCCTTATCTACATTGTATGGCAGTATCTTGCACTTTAGTTTCCTGCATGTGTTTGTAATGTCTTTGATACCCATCTTTGCCGTATCTCGAATAATTCCGATTGAATGTTTTTCGGCACATTGCCACAAACGATCATCGTGGTTTCCTAATAAAAAATAATTAGGTTTCCACGCATTTAAAAATTCCATCCCAGCTTCAACATCTGCCTCCATGCTGGCATTTTTTTCAGCAGGATCTGCACTTCGCATTAATGGTGAAAAATCAAAAAGATCTCCTCCAAATATTTTAACATCGGGCTTAAACTCTTTAGTGAATTTATAAAGTCCATTCACCGCATCTGGACACTGCTGATCACCGTGAAGATCAGAAGCAAAAATAAATGATTTCATCTTAGTAATGAAACGCTTTTACTTTTTTCTTTTTTTTCTTTTTTTTTGTATAGGGCATTACTTTCTCCTTTTAACTTTTACGCATTTATCTTTCCCATTTTTGCTTCCAGAAAATCGGTAACCTTTCCAACAGGCTTTACCATCGGTGCCTTTCTTTTTTCCTTTTCCTTTTTTAGTCCTCGGCATCTTCGTCATCTCCTAAATCTATATCTGATTCAAATTCAATTTTATCTTCGAGCCACTCATCAGAATCTTCTTCAACAATTTCAATCATTCTCTCACAATCGATATCAGACTCCTCGAGCCACCTATCGAGAAGTGCATGATGCTCATTTTTAAATTTTTGCTCGGGAGTTTCTCTAACCATTTTTGTACTCTTCTAGTCTGGCTTTTAAATTACTAATCGCATCTACCCGTCCCCCTGCATGTGCATATTTAGTTGCATCATTTTTAGGATCTGAAACTTCATTGACTGCATCCAGCAGTAAGCTATCGATAACACTATCTAATGCCTGCCAAATCCTCATATCTTTATATTCACTAAAAACTTTCTTTAAGTCATCACCCGACATTGGACTTGGGTACTTAACTAAAACTGCCTTCTTTTTTAAAAACATTATCCTTGCCCCATTACTGGTTTAACTCCTACCCGACCAATTTGTGCATTCTGCTGCTGCTGTATCCCAAACTGTAAGTACTTCATTCTATTTTCTGCTAATTGCTTCACCAGTGGTTGATCCTGCATTTTCTGCTGTATTGATTGAGACTGTTGTACAATTTGTTGTGCAGTTTGCGCCCGTAGCTCAAAGTTAACTCCCTCTTTTGCAACTGGCTCAATTTCATTAACAATTTTAACCCAGCTATTCTGCTCATCATCAATTTCTTTTTGCTGGGCGGTTTGCTTGTCCATAATAACCTCTTTGGCCAGCATTGGATCAATAGAAACAGCTATTATTTCAAGTAACTTATTTCGGTCTAATGCACCCGTTACATCAAACTGCGTCAACTTAGTGACTGCATCCAATTTCTTTTCCATAAACTCTGGATTTAAAGTGTCTACAGAAAATCGTAATGACAGATCAAACCTACCAGCAATATCCTCCTGTGACATTGCTATTTCCTCAACAGGGCCACCAGTCAATCGTGCGACAAACTCTGGAGATAAATATTGCTGGCACAAAGATAATGCCTGCGATAATGCCTCTCTCCATGAGTCCAGCCAGCGGTTTACCATACACTGTTGGTAAAGTTGTTTTGCCTCGGGCTTCTCGGGATTACCAAAGTACCTTTCTGCGTCCATTATGGCAGCTTGTTCTGCTTCCATTGAGCTTTGCGATAAAGGAGGTGGCTGGAGCCAACCAATGTCATCTGGGCGAGTTATGGTAATCTGGGACGCAGGAGCCACCAGCAAGTTTAATCCACCCCTTCGGGCATTAACCAATAATGGAGGTATGACACCAATCTGACTTGCATCATTTCGGAGATCCCTTTGCACCTTTGCCTCATATTGATTTGTGGCAACTAGTTCAGAAATTCCTCTGGAGTCAAATATTGACCTAGAAAGTCTTTCCCTAGTAAACAGGACAAATGGCATCTGGTTGTGACCATACTCCATGATATCGTGCTTCCCGTAAAGCTCTGGTACATGCGAAGAGAATGCTGTGCAGTAAATAGCAGGCACATTTGTATCCTCATCGTATTGCCGCTGATATGCGTAAAATATTTCATAGAGATCATTGAAATCTCCCTCAACTCCTTTGCCCATGCTATGAACACCAAGCTGGATGGGATTACGATAATCATATTCTGCGACCCCAGATTGTCCCTCCGATTTTTCTAATACAGCTTCAACAAAGTCTTCATTAAATCCCTCGGTTACAATCTTGTCCCGTAGTTCAGTTTCACTTAACCACTCCCTACGCATGATTACCCTAGCTCGATCTAATTCAGTGCAGTTGGCATCAACAAACACATCATCATAAAGTTTATGTGCGACAAACCGTGGACGATTTTCGTGAATTGCTGGAGTGGGTAACTTTGTTTGTCCAGTTTGCCTAAACTCAATAAGACCTTTTTTTAGCACTTTTTCTTTTACCCCAACAAACACCTGTGCCATTAGCGACATAGCATCATCTTCCATGTCGGGATCTTGAAGTATGCCAATAACTTGCTGTACAGCTTGTTCGTCTCCACCATTTTCCATGACCATTCTCTGGACATCTTGGATGCTAAAAGTCTTTAGCTGCATGATGGTTTCCTGCTGCCAGTATACTCCAAGTATTCCTATGGCAGGAGATCCAGAAAACATTTCCTGTGCAAGAATCTCTACTTCCCTGCGAAGCTCTGGAAGCATTCTTTGCTCCATGAAATAGGACAGGCAATCCCTCCAGTATGCAGCACGGTTTTGATCGCTAGACTCAACCCCAGTAACATTCATTTTTGCTCGAAAGAATGCTTCACTAGCAATATGGACATGCTCGTTTATTAGCCTGTCAGCAAGTCGCATGTGAATGTCACTGGCTCCCTCCCAAGGTACTGGTTTTTTACCTAAGTACTCTTCATGTTTCCTGCCATCGTCTGGCGATTGACCTTCCCAACGGGCATAGCGAACATCATCAAAGTCATCTCTCCTGCGAAGATTGCGACCAGCATCTTCTAAAATATCTGTTAATTCCGATTGAAGCTCTGCAACATCTGGCTCATTTGTAGCCATGTTTTTTTCACGGTCATATTGATGTCTCATGCTGGAACCTCCAACTTGAGAATTGTTTCCTCAATTTCCCGTTTTACGAAAAAAGCTCTAGCACCTTCCCGAAAATATTTTGGCTTTAATAACCCATCTTTAATAAATCGGGTCATCTCGTGATCAGCTAAACCTAACCACTCTTGAACATCTTTTCGCCTCAATAAGGCTTTACTAGGTTCATTTTTTCCTGCCATAGCAGGAATTACAGACTTTTCAGCTACTCGTCAAACTTTATTTTACGAACAATTTTATCAATTGCTTTACCCATGCCCTGTTCATCCTTTTTTAAATAATGAATAGTTTCTGGTAAAACACGGGTTCGCAATGCAACCCGTCTTAGATTTTCGGGCAAGGGTGGCCTGCCATTTTGATTTGGCCTTTTGCCACCCCAGCTTAATTTTTGCTCATCTTTATCATCAGTCATTCCGAAATCTAGCTTTTTGTTTTTCGGGATGCAAGATATTGTTTACAATTTTTGTTTTTTGTGGGTAAGAATTTATTTGTTTATTCTTACTGTCAATTACCACTAATTTACCTAGTGCTAAGTCCAAAAAGATTGCGTTAATGAAATTGCAAGATTCGTTTCCATCTACTGGAGTGTCAGTAGATTCACAGATTCTACTACGGGCTTGATCTTCAAGTTTTTGATTCATCTCTTAATCTCCTTTCCTGTTCTTCTGCAATATCAATAAGGTTTAAACCAAACTCCTTTGCTTCTTGGATATCGTCAAACCATAAAAAGCAATCATGGGAAAGGTTCCCTACTTTTATATGATCGATCTTGTCATTAAATCCACCATGAGAAACTTGATATTTATTAAGCCCGACTGGAATTTCAGATAATACCTTGCCCGACCAAATACCAAATTGCTTTGATGTTTTGCTGCGTACTTTGTGATGTTTTACTATTTTCATTGGTGTAATGTTTGTTGTACACGGTTCCAGAATTTTTGGAACCTTGTGTTTACGGTTTTGCGAGTAGGTGCCTGTCTGGGCCGCTCTGCTTGCGGAAAAAATACTATATCGGTCTGGCCAAATTGACTGGCCGAAAGATCTAACTCAACTAGACCAATTTCATTCCAGTAATGCTTTACTCCATTGACCTTGCCAGTTTTGATAGTGCCGCCCAGCAATTGCTGAACTGCATATGCTACGCAGCCGCAATGATTATGCAGTAGACCGTGCTGGTCTGGCTTATATTCACCGTAAGCTGTGTCCGCAGACGCTGCATACTTGAATGCCGATACGAAAAGTTGTAATTTATCAATCATTGGAATTTATATTTTCTGATGACCTTAGTTTGACGGTCTGGTGATTTGCTTACAATTTGAGTAACTTGGTAACCCTGTTTTGTGTATTCACGGGTAAGTGTTTCACTACCGCCCAGCCTGCGAAACCAAGGTGCTGCATCTACTGCATTCTTGTGCTGCTCGAGTGTAACTGCTTTAGTTTCTTCAGAATTAAGTTCATACACAGTTTTAGTGCCTGTTTTGAGAATGAACTTTTGGTGATGTAATGTAATTTTCATTTGGATAATAATTCCTTGGTTAAATGGTATAAAAAAGTAGCCACTGCAATTGCAGGGCAGATAAGAATAAGGTGATCGTATAGGTTCATAGGTTTCGGATGTGGTTCTCGAAGTGACTGTCCGAATAGAACAAGTCATCTTCAAAACAGTAATACTCATGGGATCTCGAAACGGGTATCCAAACATAGATGTACCATTTGCCGCCAATTTTGCTCGGTATCTCATTACCGTTGCAGCCAATAAATACACCCTCTGGCCAGCCTGTTTTCCATTTGTACGGGCATTCGAGCGGATTGCGATAAGTAGTATCAGTAGTCATAGTTTTAATCTTATATATTGGGAGACAATAAGCAAGTTATAATAGTGTCATAAAGTTGCAATATCTTTAATGCCTCTAATTTCCTTTAGATATCGGATCTCTATTGCTAGATCCCCACTAAGAACATTAATTGCTTCAAGCTGCTTTAAAGTATCACCTTTTCCAGATTGACACTTATTTGCCAGCCGCTGAATTTTCTTTTTGGTGTTTAAGATTCGCTCTCTGGTTTCAGAAAACTCTTTATCACCTTTCCAGTCCCAAAGTGCTTGGGCATTTTCTTTAGATATTGTTTTCATTTTTATATATTGCAGTTGACCAAGTGTATAAACCTTCCGCCCAGAAACCGTGCTTTTTTAAGAATGCTATCGTAAACTCAAAATCGACATACGGCCTTCGATCATAAGAAGCATGATCCAGTGAGAAAAACGGGGCATGATCGCCACCCTCATGGAGAATAACCAGTTCAGCACCCTTGCCATATTTCTCACCCTTTGCTGTCCACTCCTTTGGTGACCAGAAAACTTTTTGGCCGCCCGTCTTCCAGTTAAACTGTCTTGCTAATTCTCTGATTGCAAAAGCCAGCTTACGGGCTTCTCGTGAAAGCCCAGTAGGAACAGACCAATCTTGATTTAATTTTATTCTACTCATAATTTTTTAATTTTCTCCCTTTTTGTGCCAGATAAGACTAAAATATAATCCTTAAACTGGACTCGGATACTCTCCCCTCGTTTTAGTTGCAGACATTCGTCTGGTGATAAATGTATTATTTTGTGTTTCATAAAATTAATCTCTTACGATGTATTTTAAGACAAATGGCCTTGGGTCTTTGTCAGTGCCGTAAGTAGAATTTAAGCGATTGAGATGCTTTTCAGCGATTTCTCTTTCTGGGATATTGTAAAAAGCAACATTACCTTTGTATACAAACTTAGGATAAGTTGTAGGGTAATAAGTGCCATATGCACGATAACCGTCAAAGCACTTGTCTACTTCATAGCGACCATCCCATCCTTCACTTTTTAATGCTTTGTTAAAAGCACCCTTGCGTTCACATTGATAAGAAATTGTGTAGAAGTCGTATTCGTTGTTCATGTTTACCAATTTACTTATCGGGATACATAAAGCAAGATTAAACATTTAATCCTGTGTCATAAATTTCTTTTTGTGCTTACGCTTTCTTGGAAGTACCTTGTTCTTCTGCTTATGCGGACGGGATTTGGTGAACAAAATTTTTAATCGGATCTTCAATAAGTACCTCCAGAATCCAATATAGCAGAATCAGCGTCCAAGAAAGTGGGGCCACTTAGGCAAAAATAACGGGCAGCGTCTATGAAATCTTTGCTGGCTCCGTGCTTGCCGTCCATTCCTGTCCATGTAGCTAGTGCAAACCGCATATTTTTACAGTCTTTATGGACATATAACCTCGGGCAATTAATTGCTGTCATATCTTCATCTTCATCCCAGTCGAGTAAATCATTGATC